TTTGCTGGAGATAACGATATTGACGATTTAATTGGATACTTAGTCCTATATAAGATTGCTAGGGCTAATTCTGATTGACATTTTAGTCGACTGAAAGTATAATAGATTAATGAGCGAAATAGAATTGTCAGAGCATTTTGACAGAATGAACAGGGTAGTTGAAGAACTTCTAAAAGGAAGCACACCCACACAGATCGCAACCACTACAGGCATACAGCGCAAAGAAGTCCTTGAGCTAATTGACGACTGGAAAGATGTCGTACATAATGACAGCAACATCAGAGATCGTGCCCGAGAAGCCATCTCAGGGGCGGATCAACACTATGCCATGCTTATCAAAGAGGCTTGGAAGACAGTAGAAGATGCAGATCAAACAGGACAGCTCGGAATAAAGTCTGGCGCATTAAAGCTTATTGCAGACATAGAGACTAAAAGAATTGCAATGCTTCAATCTATTGGAGTATTAGAAAACAATGAGATTGCATCACAAATTGCAGAGACAGAGCGTAAGCAAGACATCCTCGTTAGAATTTTAAAAGAGACTACATCAATATGCCCTAAGTGTAAGATGGAAGTAGCAAAAAGATTATCCCAAATTACTGGAGTAATTGAGTCAGTCCCAGTAGAGGAAGCCGATGTCGTTTGATTTTAATGATCTTATCGACATGCTCGATGGAGAGGAGTTCGATGAAAAACCAGTCGATCTTAAAACGTTTGTTAGAAGTCCAGAATACCTTGGGCTTCCAGAACTTTCCGACTATCAGTACACGCTTATCGAAAAAAGTTCGCAAATCTATAAAGAGTCAACCCTTATCAAATTATTCGGAGAAGAAGAAGGAAAGATAAGATTTAAACAAACTGCTAATGAGGTGGTAGCTCAATTAGGAAAAGGTTCGGGTAAAGATTACTGCTCAACTATTGCAACTTCATATATAGTGTATTTACTATTGTGCTTAAAAGACCCAGCCACATATTACGGAAAGCCTCCAGGCGATAGCATTGATATCATTAATATTGCTATTAACTCGCAACAGGCAAGCAACGTATTCTTTAAAGGATTTAAAACAAGAATTGAAAAATCACCGTGGTTTGCTGGTAAGTATACAGACAAGGCATCGGAGGTTAAGTTTGACAAGGCAATAACAGTACACTCTGGGCACTCTGAGCGTGAAGCTTGGGAAGGTTATAACGTTATTGTTGTTATCCTTGATGAGATTTCTGGCTTTGCAATTGAAAACACAACAGGACACGATCAGGCAAAGACAGGTGCGGCTATATATGACATGTATCGTGCATCGGTAGACTCTCGTTTCCCAGACTTTGGCAAAGTAATTCTTCTTTCTTTTCCTAGATATAAAAACGATTACATACAGCAAAGATATAATGCTGTAGTTGCTGACGTTGAAACAGTTGTTAGAGACCATCAGTTTAAAATGGACGAGGATCTCCCAGACGGCACACAGGGAAATGAGTTTGAGATACAGTGGGAAGAAGACCATATACTTTCATATAAGATTCCTAGGGTATACGCTTTAAAGAGACCAACTTGGGAAGTTAACCCAGTGAGAAAGATTGATGACTTTAAAGTTGCATTCTTTACAAATCCTCTTGATGCCCTATCACGCTTTGCATGCATGCCACCTGATGCCATTGATGCATTTTTTAAATCAAAAGAGAAAGTTGAAAAAGCATTTAGCAAAGCACACTTAGCTGTAGATAACTTTGGCAGATTAGAAGAGTGGTTTATACCAGATCCAGATAAAGAATATTTTATACACGTTGACCTTGCCCAAAAGCATGACCATTGTGCAGTTGCAATGGCACACGTTAATAAGTGGGTTAATGTAAAGGTAACAGATACCTATTCACAGCCCGCACCTATTGTTGAGATAGATGCAGTTAGATTTTGGACACCAACAAAAGATAAGTCCGTAGACTTTACTGAAGTAAAAGACTACATACTTTCATTAAAAACACGAGGATTTAAAATTCGTGTATGTACCTTTGACAGATGGAATTCACATGATATGATGCAACAACTAAAACAATACGGCATCAATACAGAAATTCTATCTGTCGCTAAAAAACATTATGACGACATGGCAATGGTTGTTGCCGAAGAAAGAGTAGTCGGACCACACATCCCATTGCTCATTGATGAGCTCTTGCAATTAAGAATTATGCGAGACAGGGTGGACCACCCAAGAAAAGGTTCTAAAGACTTGGCGGATGCAGTTTGCGGATCAATTTATAACTCAATAAGCAGAAGTAAATTTGATACAAATCAAGAAGTAGACATACATACATATGAGTCTATGAGTTATGACAACGATTTTGGAACAGCAAATGACGGAGAAACTAGTTCCTATAATCTTATAAGGGCACCAAGAATGCCAGAAAATTTACGAGACGCAATGGACAGGATGCAAATAATATGAGCACGTATCAAGAAAAAGCAAAAGAATGCAAGTGTTGTGGAAAACATGTTCCACTACCTACTGTATTAAAAGAGTATAATGGAATAGTTATTTGCCCAACTACATTCTCTAATGTAATTGAATATAAGAGAATATGGAAACTTGCTGGTCACAGACCAATGGGGAATATTAGAAAACATTTTTCTGAATATGTACAACAGATAGTTGAAGAGACTATTGACAAGAACGAAGACGGCACGATACAATAGATTACTAAGCAACAATAGCTTAGTTGGTTAAAGCCCCGAACTCATAATTCGGTAATCGTAGGTTCAAGTCCTACTTGTTGCACGAAAGGTAGATATGGACAGCGAAGATAGAATGGAATACTATATTTCAATAGGTGCAATAGAACTGGCGGGTATGGATGAAGACGGCGAATTTATATTTAACATAACCGATAGAGCAAAAGTGATTGCCCCAGATTTATGGAAAGCTCATCAAGAGCATGTTGATGAATCTTTAATTGAGTTGTATAACAAAGGATTAATTAATGTTACTTATAATGAAGATCTTGAAGCAGTAATTGAGATGTCCGATGAAGGAAAAAAGATGGCAAAAGAATTTGGTTTAATTGAGATGGACCTTGATACCGACATTCCAAATGATTAAACATACGCCCTCGTAGCTCAGAGGACAGAGCACTCGGTTTCTACCCGAATGGTCGCAGGTTCGACTCCTGCCGATGGCACAACGCGGATGTTGCATATTGGTAGTGCCTCTGCCTTCCAAGCAGAAGGGGTGAGTTCGATTCTCATCATCCGCTCAAATAAAAAAAATGCTATACTATAATCAAGTCAACTACAATAAGGAGAAATAAAATGGCACAAACCACACACCCACTGGCCGCAAAGGTCGTAGCAGCAGCAAAGAAGTATGCTGATGAGGGATATGCAGAAGGACCAAATAACGATACAGTTTTTGGAAAGAGATACGGAATGAATCACCAACCTTGGTGTGCAATGTTCGTTTCAGGATGCTTTGATGATGCAGGATTAGTTCACCTAGTTGCCGCTTCAACAAAGAAAGGCTTTGCATCATGCGATGCAGGAGCACAATGGTTTGCAAAGAACAAGAGAATTGTTCCAATTGGACAAGCACAAGCAGGAGACGTTGTATTCTTTAACTTTGATAAAACACCAACCGACACAGAACACGTTGGAATTGTTGTTAAGAATGACGGAAAAAATTTGCACTGCTACGAAGGAAACACTAGCGGAAGCTCAAAGGGATCACAAGCAAACGGAGACGGCGTATTCCTAAAGAAGAGAGCGTATAGTCTTGTAATGTCAGTTGCTCGTCCAGACTGGGATGCCCCAGCACCAAAAGCTGCAACAGTAAAAGCAGTTGTAAAGAAGGCGGCCCCTGTAAAGAAAGCTGCAATTAAGAAGCCAATGTAATGTACGAATACCATGTTAAGAAAGTAACTAACGTAGTAGACGGAGATACAATAGACGTAGAGATTGATCTAGGTTTTGACATATCATTTAGTTCAAGAGTTAGACTGGCTGGAATTGATACTCCAGAAAGTAGAACAACTAATAAGGCCGAAAAGGTTTTGGGGCTTGAGGCTAAAGAGTATGTAAAGTCTAAGATTAAAGACGCTAAGGAAATTGTAATTAAGACAGGGAAGATGGACTCATCGGAAAAGTATGGACGTATCCTTGGATGGCTATTCCTAGATGGATCTAAAGTATCAGTCAATGAACAAATGATTACCGATGGATATGCCTGGGGATACCTAGGGGATACTAAGGTAAAGGACTTTGAAGCACTTGCTAAAGTAAGGGCCAAAAAGAAGTAGACAAGATATAAATCTTTTGCTATAATAATATATGGATCGCTCATTAGAGGGTCCATATATTAATTTATTCGCTTGAAAGGGGAATATAATGGTAACACAATTCATGGATCTATTCAATGATCCTTTTTTTATTGGCTTTAATAGAGACCTAGCCCGTCTCAACAGTATACATCGAGAAGCAGTTCACGAATCCTATCCTCCATATGATGTTTTTCAACATGGTGATGATGAATACGTTGTCACTCTAGCAGTAGCTGGTTTTGGCAAGGACGACATCTCAGTCCAAGTTGATAATGGAACACTTGTGGTTAAGGGTGAAAGAAAAGATCTCACCGAGGATACTCCAAAACATGTAGTTCATAAAGGAATTGCTGCTAGGAAGTTTACTCGCACCTTTGCATTAGGTGAGTATATGGAAGTTACAAATGCTTCTTTAGAAAACGGCCTTCTTAACATCTTTGTAGAACGAGTTGTTCCAGAAGAGAAGAAGCCTAAAACAATTAAAATCAAGTAGGGTATAATATAAATCTGCACCTCGTCACTGGGGAGTCGCAGATAGCGGGCCGTTACCCGCAGGATGGACCTGAGTAAGTCCTCAAACTGCTCACTATAATTAAAGGATAGGTAATGCCAGTATACGAATACAAGTGCTCATATGATGATGCACACCCAACAATGTCAACTCATAGATCAATTAAAGATGAAGACCCAGGTTACACTTGCGTTGAATGTGAGTCGGTAATGACAAGACACTTTACTCCTTTTGGTATACAGTTTAAAGGTAACGGCTTTTATAAGACAGATAATCCCAAATAGGGTATAATTTATATGTGGGAATCCCCCAACATTAGGAGTAAACATGCTACGCACACGGAATTTAACTTTAACATCAACAGCTCAAGAGTTAACAATTGACGACTCTATTGATACTGCAAATACTATATCAGTACAAAACACAGATGCTTCTGCTCCAGTTTATATCGGTAACGCATCAGTTACATCATCTAACTACGGAATTAAATTAGCGGCTGGACAAATTTGGAGTGCAGACTTAGCACCTAACCATCAGATTTATGCAGTTGGAACATCAACAGTAGCAGTATTAATTTTGGAGCGCTAATATGCCATTTACATTTACATCAGCACCTGGCGTAACTTTTCCAGGAAACTCATCTCAATTTTTAATGGGTGATGGATCACTTAGTTCTTCAGGCGGGTCGGGCCCAGCAGGACAAGATGGTCAATACCCAAACTACTTAGGCGAATACAACAACGGTGCTTCATATCCAATCGGCGGAATTGTAAGTATCCCAGTAGGAAGCCCTTATGGAAATCCAGGACAACTATTTATAAGATCTACTAATCCAGGAAATCCAGGCTATCCACCAGGAACGCCATCTTGGACAGAGTATACAAATGGACTTGTAGTTGCAGGTCTTCCTGCATACTTGCCATTAAAATCATTTCAAGAAGCAAGCAATTATAACCTTGACTACGGATACTTTAATCACGCTACAATGGGAGCATCAATTGGAATTGCAAGAACTCCACAAGTAGATGCTTACATGAATTACGCTGTAACAGCAGGTGTTCCACAGTCTTGGACATTTAAATCTTTTGGAGAGCATGCAAGTTTTACACTAACACTAGGTGTTCCTTATCCAAACGTTGCTGTAGATAAAGAAGTTTGGTGTTTAAATTATACTGAAGCTGCTTACAATGCTATCTCATCTGGTCTTACCAATAATAATGAGTACGGTTTGTTTTTAACTAAGACTGGCGCATTAGGACCTGATGGGTTTACAGGAACTATTAGTCCAGAGGGACCACAACTGCTTTCAGTTGTCGATGGAATCATTGTACAAGTAAACAGTTTAACTTAATCTTAAACTAAATTCTGCTATAATTACTAAGTAAGCAAAGATATTGCATTACTTAGGAGATACCTAGTTGACTAGAAAGCTAAAGTATTTTTTAACCAGCCTTTTTATAATCGGCTGGCTTTTCCTTTTTAGTCCTAACTTTGCTAATGCTAATGAGCCACCAGCCCCCTCAGAGCAAGTTGTTGTAAGCCCAGCACAACAAGCGGTAAATACAGCAATCGCAACTGCAACGACAGAAGTTGCACAAGCCGCAGCTGCATCAGATACAGCAACAGTGACTATAGCCACTGCGGTTGAATCAGTAACAGCGTCTAACACTGCTGTAGCAGCAGCAAATACAGCGGTAGCAGCTGCAACGGCTGCGGTAGCAGAAGTATCAAATGTATCCTCAGCCGTAGAAACAGCAACAACAGTTGTTCAAACAGTTACATCAACAATAGCATCTGTCACACAGGCAGTGGCTGCAATTCCAGTAACAGCTACAACTCAAACACCAGAAGTAATTACAGCACAGGCAGTAATTACTGCAGCAGTACCTGTAATTGAATCAGCAACGGCTACAGTTATAGCCACAGCAACTCCCTTAATGACAGAAGCGCCAACTACGGTTACTCAGGTAGCAACTGCAATTGCGGTAGAAGTTGCACAATCAGAGACAGCAACTACTTTAATTCAAACAGCACAAACATCTGTAGATACTGCCACAGCTACAGTTGCAACGGCAACCACGGCAGTAGCAGCAGTAACACCTGCACAGACAGAGGCTCAAACACAATTAACTCAAGCAAACGTAGCAATTAATAATGCTCAAGATGCAGTAAACGCCCTTGCAGCTACAATCGGATCAACAACAAATGTTTTGCCAAATACAGACGATGCTGGAATTAGAATGAATCTTCCATTTAATTTACAGATGGGCGGAGTAACATACAACAATGTTTACGTCGGGTCTAATGCCACTATTACCTTTGGTGTAAATGAAGGTGCAAACTATTATTCTACTCCAAATGCGCCTTCGATTTCTATAGCAGGGTATGACTGGACCACCTGGAGTAATGGATCTGGAATTACATATTCAACAACTACAAACACCCTTAGCGTTGCTTGGGATCTTAGAGTTTATCCTTTGCAAACAGCAGAGACGCAAATGACTCAAGTTAGATTTAATGCCGATGTTAATCCAGCAGATGGAGCATGGCAAGCAGATGTAAGCGTGACTGGACCAATACCAAATGGTGCTAGGTTTAATGTAAGAGAGACTACTAATGGTCCCGTAACAGCTATTAATAACACAAGCACGACTACGGGATTTACTGGAACAATTAGTCAAGGATCTGCATTTACTCCCACTCCTGATCCAGACAATGCGACAGTCTTGGCAGCAATTGATACAGCAAATGCACAAATTGCTACATTAAACTCAGCAGTTACAGCTATTGTTGCAACAAATACAGCAAATACAAATACAGTTATTGCACCAATTGCAACTGTTTCTCAAAATACAATTACATCATTAAATAATGCAAGCACAGACTTAACTAATAAAGTAGCGGCAATTGCAACAGTTTCTGTAGCAGTAGAAAAAGTAACTACAGCACCTACAATAGTAGCAGCAGCTCAAACAGTAATTGATGCAGTTCCTGCACCAGCGCCCTTGCCAACCCCTGCTCCACCTGCACCAGTTGAACCACCAGTAGTCGTGCCACCTGTAGACACTACACCAGTAGTCGTGCCACCTGTAGACACTACACCAGTAACTACCACACCAGTAGACACCACACCTGTGGAAAC